ATTGGAGATATGCTTTGGATACCAAAAGGTGTTGAGCATGGATGTGTTCCACTTAGTAAACGTATATCTTTAAGCTTTGCTTTTTGGGATTTTTAAATTATGAAAAAGCATTCAGTGTCGCATCCAGAATAAAACCCCTGCTGCAGGTGATCGATTACTATTCAATAAAATAAAATTACGAAAAAACGTCCATGGTATAATAGATAAAAAACAAAAAGGAGAGCTATGTACTATTGGAACCCAAAAAAAATAAAAGAGCTAAAAGAAAAAGGTTATAAATTAAAATTTTATAATTCTAAAGAGCTGCTAGAGAACGAAAGTAATCGGGAGTTGGTTGACACGCAGGGCAAGGAATCCGATGATCCCCAGAAAGAATAATTCTTTTTGATTTACAGGCTGAGCAATTATTATTCCTTAGCCTCTCCCCAGGATCGTCCGAGGGCAATATCAACTTTGGAAGGAACTCTAAGATCTTCGATTGCATTTTCCATTATCTCCTTTATTAATTTTATATCTTTTTCATTATTAATTGAAAAACATAATTCATCATGGATTTGTAGTAAAGGTTCAAATCCCGCTTTGTAACATTCAATCATAGCTTGTTTAGTTTGATCCGCAGCAGATCCTTGTATTAATCTATTTAATGCTTTGTAAGTAAAAGCCCTTCTGATGTTGTTCCCATAAATGGCCTTAGCCTCCTCGTACTGCATTGCTTTGTTCATTCCGAAGGTAGCAGGCTCCCACATGTCAAATCGGCATTTACGGCCCTTTATCGTCCGAATAAAGCCATATTTAGAGGCAGAGCTAGACACTTCTGTAGCTAATTTCTTAACAAAAGGGACTCTTTCTCCATATTGTCTTAAAAGAGCTTCTGCTCTATCTTTTGTTATACCTAATTCTTTGCCTAATTTATTTTTACCCATACCATAGAATAATCCTAAATTAATAGTTTTAGCTTGAGATCTTGTAATACCAGCCATATCTGCAACTATTTGGTGAAAGTCAGCAGCCTCATTTTTATAAGCTTCAATAAACTCTGCTGCACCCTCAAATGTTTCATTCACTGATGCAGCATAGTGTGCAACAAGCCTAGGCTCTTGTTGTGAGTAGTCAAAACTACCCCATTGCTTACCTTCTTCAGGTAGAAACAATCCTCTAATTTTATCACCATACTCTTTGTTTCTTGCTGGAATTTGTTGTAAGTTTGGATTTGAATATGAAAGTCTCCCAGATACAGTTCCTCCTTGATCAGATCTTAACTGATTTATTTCAGAATGTATTCTGCCTTTGTGAACATAACGTTGGATTGAATCTATAAATGTTGAATGGAATTTATTTATTTCTCTTGCTTCTCTTATTAGTTGCGCTATCGGGTTATCACAGTTCACTAACCAGTTTTGGGTAAAACTTGGTTCGTCGGTCTTCGCTGTTCGTGGATACTCAACTCCAATTCTATCAAACACTTGAGCAACACTTCTTGCAGCCCAAATATCAACATTCAAAGTAGTTTCTTTTTTTATCTTTTGTAAAACTTCACCTTCTTTTTTTTTAAATTCTTTTTTAAGTTCAGCAGCTCTTTCTTCATCTACCCTAATTCCTTTTCTTCTTGTTTCAATTAATATAGGCAGCAGGTCCATTTCTAATTCCCAAACATCATGTAAGCTTTGTTTGTTAATTTCTGATTTAAGTCTCTCCCATAATCTTAAAGTTAAACCTGCGTCTTGCTCTGCATAAAAACCAACATAACCAGCAGGGAGTCTCCATAAGTCTGCTTTCGGGTCTATTCCCCATTCTTTTGCCTTTTCATTTAAGAATGTTTCGTTTTTTATTTCACCAAGATAATCTTTTGCACAAGCATTCAAACTAAAACTAAATCTATTTTCATTTATAATTGCAGCTGCAATCATTGTATCTACAATTTTTCCTTTTATATCAAAGCCATTTACTAACAACCAACCAACATCATAACTTGCATTATGGAAAATTTTAGTAGCTGGTAGGTTTAAAACATCTTGCATCCATGCGCAGGTTATACCTTCGTCCATATTTCCACCTGCATCGTGATGTATTGGAAAATACCATTGTCTGCCAAGAGCTGCTACTGCAAATCCTACAATGTGGCCATCAAATGTAGCCCATCCTGCACCTTTTGTTTTTATATTTGGATCTTTTGTTTCTAAATCAATAGCAATTTCTGTTGCTTGAGATAAGTCTGGATATTCTGAAGGACAAATCCAATCAGAATCATTATAAATAAAATTAAGTTGATGGGTCATTTTAAATAATTTAAGTTTACTACTACTCTTCTTTTTGTGTTTGTTTGACTTACCCCAGAATGATACTCCTTAGATTCAAATTCTAGAAATCTATTTGCTTTACTCTCCACTTTTGTACCATTTTTAAATAATGTATACCCATTATTATCATTAACATAATATATTCCTGTAAAAACTAAAGAAGTATTATTATCTACATGTAAACCAGCAGCATAATGTTTTTCTGTAACTGCGCCTAAATTAGCTTTAGCTCTGAGTAGAGATGGTTTGCCAATTTTTTTTAATAAGGGTTTTAACATTTCAATTTTATTAGATGCTACTCCGTCTAACCAAAATGAATGAGTGAATTGAAAATCTTGAATTTGTTCTTTTTCTCCCGCACTAATTTTAAAATCATTGTAAAACCATGCAAATTCTGGTGACATAATATCTTGATAAAAATTTTTGTATTCTTTTTGTGTTAAAAAGTTATCTATTATTTCCATTAAGTTGATGGGTTATTATTAATTAATTGTCTTAAAATTGTCGTTCCTGGATTAAGGTCGTAGTCTTTGACACATCCTAATAAACTTACTGATAACACAAGGACCACAATAATAAATTTAAATTTTTTCATTGTTCCAAAAAACTAACATTAAAACTATTAATCCAAAAATAGCAACAATTAATAAGCAGGATGCAATTATATTCATTTTTTTTTATTTTTTAATCTCTTAATTTCTAAATCACAGTAATGTTTTATTTTCTCCAAATCTTCAACTTTGTTTTTAAACAAATACCTGCAAACGTACTTCACAACGTTGCCTTGAAAAAAAGATAATTTGTTTCTTGATATAAATTCATATGGTTGAATCTCAAAAAATTTATAATGAGATCCTCCAATTTGCACATCTTCTGGAAAACTTTCATCAAACATATCTTTATTTGTCATAATTTAAATCCTTTTAATATTCCTAATTTTTCTTCTGCTGTTGCAATCTTTTCAATTAACTTATCTACTTCGTCTAAGTGCTGCGGATGTTCTCCTATACCTACAGATTTTTCTAAATAAATTTTTATTGTTGCTTCAGCTTCTGATATTTGTGCAATATATCTATCTTCTAATGCGTCTAATATTAACTTCCTAAACATAGTTTGCCTCATAAAGTTTAAAATACTTTCCTAATGGAAAGTTGTATTGATGGTTTGTACCTAACAAATGTAAAGTTTGTTTAGATCTGGTAACTCCTGTGTACCAAACTCTTAACTCTTTTACCTTATCTGTTAAATTCTTTTTGTCATAATGTGATGGAAAGTTGCATTTACTGGCTAATACAACATTATCAGCTTCTCCACCTTTTACCTGGTGGATAGTATCTATTATTATTTTTGGTGGCTGCGTAAGATCTACACCTTCTTCCATAAGTTTTTTAAAATACTTTTTATCTTTGTCTTTAAATTTTCTTTTAAACACTTGATTCCATAGTCCTTTTTCATCTCTCATACCACATCTGAGATGTAATTCATCAAAATTAAATACTTGATTTGGGTGCGCAAAAGACCATTTTTTACTGTCCGTTGACCGGTATCCGTGATCTATGTTTAATAAAAATTCATACATTGTACATGCTTCTTCTCTAGTAATACTACCGCCTTGACAGATCTTTTCCCAATATTGAATTGCTGAAAATTGATTTGGGTCAAAAGATTTATTATTTTTTTGGTCTTGGTAATATAATCCTAAATTCTTAGCCTCCTGCTGCAGCTCTCTTTTAACATCATTAATTCTAGCTAAAACCATCCAATTACCTTTCATGTCCCAAGGTATTTTTTTTAAACCATTCCATCTATACACAGCTCCTTCTTTACCATTAGAATAAAATTCTTTTTCAATTCTATTTTGGCCCATTGAATATAATAAACAACTAGAAAAAAAATGTATATTTTTATTTAATCTTACAGATTTTTTTAAAACTAAAGATCTACCAGGAAATTTTTGAA